GTGTAGATTATGGAATGTCTTAGGGTGAAACTTACTGCCAGGGGCTACAGAAACCCTCGCTATGACGATTTCAGTAGGGCTGACATACCTAGAGTGCTTATCCTTGTTTGTAGGCTTCCTAGCTTCGATTTGTAGGGTTGCCGCTAACTGACCAGTATCTTTACGCACCAACTCTCTAGCGGTGTTTAATGCTGGCTTCATAGCTTTTCTTGCGCCATTACGCAAAATATTGTTTTGGTCTTTAGGGCCAAAATCATCTTCAATCTGATTAATCAATTCTTCAAATTCTTGGAATCCCTCAAATTTGAAAGTTGTTTTCATTTTGGCTTAATTAAATTCTCAAATATAGAATTATTGAGTTTTCTAACGAATAAAGTAATTTCGTCTGGTGTTAGTTTATCGGCATGATTGGAAGCGATCTGATATGCCAGATCAACTCCCATCAGCTTTTGTTGTTGCCAGCCAAACCAATCTTTAACACCAGAATCGGCTTGACCAGCAAGGTATGTCAAATAGTTTGCTAAATCGTTATTATTTTTTATTGTCGGATTCATATATTAAGTGTTATTTGACCAACCGTATTGATTACCTCTTGGGTGAATCGTGAATGTGCATTTCGCTTCTGCGTTAGGTGCATTGTCGATAGTGAACTCAGAAACACGGCCATTGAAAGCATATGCTACTGTGTTTGCGCCATCAACTGCGGCAATAACGAATGTACGATCAATGATTCCGCTGTAAGCATCGGCACGAATCAACAATAGACCAGCATCGCTTGGATTCCATGCGGCAACGATTGTCATTGAAGTTGGTTTGCTTTGTGTTGGGATAACATCAGACTGACGGCTACCAGCAACATAAAAGTTAGCAGAAGCATCATCTTGACCAAACTTAGGGATTGCTTCAACATTCAAAATTTCGCCAGTAGAGCCAGTACCATTAGCAGAAGTACCAACAATAGATGCAACTTCACCAGTCCAAGTGGATAACTGAGTAAGAGTTAAAGGTGTTGGAGTTGCGCCAGTTTGACACCATAACGATGCCGAAAACCCAGGTAACACTTGATTTGGGAGAGCCATTTTTAATCCTTCAAAAATAAAAAGTTAATCAAATTATATTATGTTGGAATGTCTAAAGTGCAATCCATAATAATATGGTTTAACTTTACTGTATCATCATAAGTATTATACAACCAAACTACATCTGCTTTGGCTACATAAAACCCGCTTGAACCGCCAAATTGCCCATTATATCCGTGCAATGATTGTAATATAGTATTTGATATATTAAAAGCATCATTCTGATCTTGTGCAAACACATTAATCTGAAAGACGGGGCGATCAATGCCCTTATTATTCTGGTTTTGCCCTGTATATACGGGCTGGTGAATATTCCTTAATTGCCAAGTAATAAACTTAGGCTGTTTAGCAAATTCACGGTTAAATACTGCATATACGGGGATTGAATTTCCCACCACAGATTTAAGCTGATATTGAACGGCTTTGCCATATACGGCTGGATTGTTTTGGCTCATACTTGTGTCTGTGGATCGTTACGGTAACAAGTAAATGTAATGCTCATTTTGTCATTTGCTTCATTGACATCAGCAATACGCCAGTCGTGACCACGCCATTTAAAAGCATAATCTACTTGATCTGTAGACATGGTAACGGTGTTAGGGGTGTAATTAAGCATAAATTTGACATGGTTTTCGTATACCCGTTCATCCTTTGGAATGGTCAAATCATTGCGTACATCCATAATCTTAGCCCTAGTGGTAAACCACTTGGTCAATACGGTGTTAGTTTGCCCTATATCATCAACGGATATAGCGACTTTATTAACATCCACATTTTCAAAACGGGCAATTGCCATTTATAGCACCAGCGGTTTATATGGGCGTAAAAGTTGCTCTACGCCAAATGGCAACTTAGCCAACTGTCCTGTTGTGGTGTCGCTACGGTTGTTATAAAGATGGGTTAAAAGCAATAAACCAGCTTGCTGAATAACTGGGTAACTAGCCAAAGGGTTAGCCGCCAAAGTATAGGTAACAACAATCGGATTGCTAATAAACTGATTTACTTCGCTTGGAATACCGCTAACAATAACTTTATTGCCAGTAGGATCATAAAAATACTGATCTGACGGTATTAGGGTAAATGCTGGGGTTGTGTCGCTTGTATAGTAACCAACGGTATTAATGACCACGCCAGGTATAGACCCGTTGTTTTGTCCGACTTCTGGCAAATCAAGCATAACTTGTGTGCCACTCATGCCATTAAACGCCCCGTAGTAGACCTTATAACTTACGGTGAATATGGACATACCCAAATAGTCCTCGATGGCCATACGGGTTGCCAATTCAAGGCTAAATAGATAGTCTGCTTGGCTGGTATCGCCAACCAAATTAAGCTGTTGTAGGATTTGATCCAAACTTAGCCAAGAACTGCTTATATCTCGGCTAGTTTGCTCAATCTTTTCATAGCTAAAGGGGTTACGGACTGTACCTAAGTACGGCCCGTTGGTATAACTATCTAATGGCATATTGGCCTTATGATTCTAAACGGACACCCGCAAATACATCACGAATTGTTGAGCATACACGCTTTTCAGCATACAGGGTTACTGTGCCTGGTTGTGTTTGCTCTAAACGCTGGATGCTAAATTCTTCGTGATCCACAATAGTTATAAACTTATCCCAGTTAGCCAAATAGATTGGGAAATTGCCACTACCAACCACTTGCATATATGGGTTAGGAATTACAGGGAAACCAAACACATGAGCAACTGCGCCACCATCAGAATCACCAACTTCAACAAACAATGGCTGACCAGTAGAACTTGTCAACTCACGCAATGCCAAAATGGTATTTGGGTGCATATGCCAAGAAGTACCTGGCAAACTCCAGTATTGGGCTGGCAATGCAGATGCTAAAGATGCAATGTCGTTATAAACGATTGTGCCGCCAGTAGCGGTGCTAACAGTCTTAACTGTATGCAAACCGTTTGTTGCGCCAGAACCGCTTGTACCAAATGCGGCAGTTGAACCGCTTGGATAGTAGTTTAGGCCACGCAAACCATTGGTTGCACCAGTTGATGTTGTGCCAGAACCAGCTTGATCATTGTTTTGGATCATAGACAATGCTTCTTGTTGGCTAAACTCAAGCATCAAATCGCCAACAACTGCTTCATCAAGGTTATTAATATCATCCATTGCGGCAGTACGGATTGGTAACTGCGCTGTAATGGCTTGTAAAGGTAATTGCCAAAATGATGTGGCAATGTTTGGAGTACCAGAGTTTACATTAACTGGATAGCCCCACGGATTCGTTGCATTTGTAGCGTTACCAGTCTTAACAACAAACGCTTCATTTGAACCAATCGTAGTAATTTCTCGACTTCCCATACGCAATGGGTTAGCCATACGCAACGATGCAAAAGCATCATCATAAATAACACGACCACCAACCCCAGAGCCAGAACCCTGTAGCCCAGCGGCTTCTTTTAAATTTACCTTTACCGAATCACCATTTTTATCGGTTAAGGCTGATTTGATTGCTTCAAGGATTAGTTGATTTTTCATATTTCTTCCAAAAGATTAAGTTGGGGGGACTTTTGATCCCCCCGCCTTTATTACGCTGTTGCTGTTGCGGTAGAACGGTAAGCAATAATACTTAGCGGGTCGACGTTGCTGGTTGCTAGACGTTTTTCGCCATAGAAAGTTATGTAGCCTGGGAGGGTCTGATCATATCTACGGAGAACCATGTTTAAGCGATCAACAATAGTATGGCCACGCTGGAAGTCACCGAAATACATTGGGAACAAGTTAGCCGCTGTGTTACCAGAAAACTCACTTGGATTATCAACATATTTGTTAACTACTACATCAAAACCTAACATACGGCCAACGATACCATCAGCATCGCCTGGGTGCATACGTTCAAAAATTGGTGTGCCATTGTTATCTTTCAAGCCACGGATTTGTGCCAAGAAGATTGGGTTAACCAAGAATTTCGCTGTTGGTGTCCAGTATTGTTGTGGCAAGTTGTAGATGAAGTTAATGATGTCTTGATAAGTCACA